ATTGATTGCTTCTGTTACGTCTTCGTCAACCAAATCTGAACCCGCACGAACAAAGAAGCGTATTTCCGGACCGTCATTACCACACGATCCGATCAATCCATTAGATGAGTCGGGTAGTGCAAATGTGTGGCTAAATCGAGTCCAACGTGTTGGGAGAACCATAGTGAAACCAGGTTCTTTTTGGGAGTTTGGTTCAACACCCGTAGTTGCATAGTCTGGTGCAGTTCCACCACCAAAATCACGTCTGAATGAAACGCCCAATCGTGCATTTGCTACTGAAGCCTTTGCATAGAAGGAGATAGTTGCATATCCAGATGGGAAGTGTTCTATTCCTTCAACTCGTTGGAACAGATACGTTTGGCTTCCAGCCGTATATCCACCAGTCCCGATTTGCATTTGCATTGCGTATCTAGAATACGCAGATGAATCCGCAAGATCTCCAAGACCTAAAGGACTACGATTTGTTGAAATGTTTAGTCGGTCTGCGGTACTTCCGCCACTATTAACCAACTTCCAACGATCTGCATTATATCTGTCTGCTTCAGTTGTTGGATTTCTGTATGAGAAAGTCGTGCCTCTTTGCCAGAAATCGAAATTTCCATTTATCAACTTATTCTTGAATCCAGATCCGCTCTCAGGAATAAGAATGCTTGTACCTGTGTCTGTATTGGTATTGACCAACAAACCGACATAATTTTGTACAATACCAGATGTTGGTGTGATAGCAACCATCATCGGCTTTCTGACTTGATTTACTGTATTCGGCGGTTGTACTGTGAGAGAACCTTCTTCTGCTGCGAGGAAATATACTGATCCTGGTGTAAAAGTAAGACCCGAAGCAGACAAATCAATATAACCCGAAACAGTCATGAGAGATGCTGCTGAGTTACCCGCATAGTTTACTTTAGAGATTATTCCAAGTGCTTCTGCTTCTTCGACGTTGTTACAAGAAGCCTTTACATAAGAACCGTGAGGCATTGTCGCTGACGTAATGCCTTCTTCAAAGCGAACGGTATCTCCTATAGAGAAGTAATTTGGATCGTGTTTGATGACAACAGTCGATGCATTCAACTTAGAATAGAGCGTGTCGATATCAACAACTTTATTGCCGACATAATTCATCACCATGGCTTTGTTTGAGCCGAGTGCATAAAGTATGGGCTTTCTAATTGTTCCTGTTATGGATGGAGCAGTCTTTGTGATCTTTCCTGCATCTGAATCTGATAAGAAGTAAAACTCACCAGTTCCTAGCGAAGAGGTTGCATCTATACTAGCAATGCAGTTAGCAAAATTTCCTGTGACATATCCAATGGTGTTAACATCCACAATCTGACTTGTGCTATTAACATGGACTGCAATACCAAGAGATTCTGCGTTTGAAACATTGTCTGCTTTTGCTAGAGTTATTCCCCCAGTATTTACATCATGACGAACAACCATACCAAAGGTAAGACCAATGGCAGAAATATTTGATACCCCATCAAATCTCTTGATGAGGGAGGAGTTTATCATTCTTGAAGAGCCATCACTGAGGAACGACATTGCTCCATAAGTGGCTCCTGGTGAATCGAAGTATGTTTCTACATCTATGGTGTTTCCACCACCGTGTGTTGTCACCATCAACTTAGATGCTGGTGTATTATCATTTCCCTCACTCAAAACAAACTTGTTGTTTGCTGAATAAAGTTTTGCATCGCCAGCAAAGGCAAGACTATCACTAATTCTCCATGCGGTATAAGTCTTTCCTCCATCAAAAGCCTTCCAGAGGAAATACTTGTCTCCGCAAGCACCAGCGATTACGATACCACCACCACCCGCGTTGGTAATGATAGAATCGGAAGTTCCACCCGTTCCACCACTTGAGTTGACTGCGCCAAGAACGAGGTTGTAGTCATCAATTGTGACAAGGTTTGTGTTTATCGTGGTTACGGTTCCATCAAACGTAATATTACCCGTAAAGGTATGGTCGCCAGGAACAACCGTGTCGAGATACACTGTAGCAACACCATCATCACCCTGATTAACCGCAATACCAGTTGCGCCGTCTACTTCATACACCTTGATGCGATTCAACTTGTCGATGATCTCGCCATTGGTAAGCGTATACCATTCATAGAAGGTATCAGCCAGTGTCAACTGCGGGATTATGTAGTTACTATTTGCTGGACCAGTCGGCATCTCAGTTTCTCTTTACTAGAAGTTCGTTTACTTGCCTCTTAAGTATATTTATCTCGTCCTTAAGAGACTTTATTTCCTCTGTCAATTTTCTTCTATACATAATCTCCTTTTCCTTTTCAGGATTGGAGAAAACAAGTAGACCGTTGTTCTTATCTCTGATGTAGTCTTTCATGAGAGTGCTACTACCTTGAGATTCTTGATGACAGGCACAAGGGCTTTGTTGTCCGTATACAAACAGATCTTTACAGCAAATGTGTCGAAATCTGATACTCCACTTAGAGTGTAAGACACTTCTCTGAAATCGGATGGGTTTGTTCCGCTGACAAAGGAATTGTCCTGATAGAATCCACTTGTGGTATCAAGAGTAAGTGCGCTGTATGGGCGACCAAGTTCTCCTGTAGCATCAGCGGTTCCAAAGATATATGTTTTAGCATATACATCCACTTTTGTGTTTTTTGGATTGTTTGTGTCAAATACAACCTTGAGTTCTTTTGCTTTTTGTCTGTTCGGAATCTTCATCTCTCTTGTGATATATCTTGCGGTATCATCAATGCTGCCACTGAAGGGTGCTAGTTCGCTGGTCGTGTTTGAAGAACTGACTACGTTCTTCACAACATATCCAACACCAACAACATTGCTTCTATCAAGATCAACCATGAAGGTATTCTTGCCTTGACTTTGATTGCTTACCGTTAGTTGTAAATCTATATCTCCAGCATCATCAACTGTTCTCTCTTCTGGAAGAACGAAGTTTCTATAGAGAGTTGCTGAATAATTAGACCCACCAATATTAATCGTGGTGATGAGACTTACATTTGGTGGGGTAAATGCATAAAGGTTTGGTTGGAGAATAGCGACTCGTCGTGCCTTGGGGGGAAGAGCATTCTCAAGTGTGACGTTATCCACAGTTGAGAACTGACACCTATTGAGTTTAAACGTCAAATCTGTGCTTTGATCTGCTGATCCAATATCACTATTGCTTGCATTGAACAAAGATCCACCCATAAAGGTTGACGATATTCTTTGTCCCGTTGTGATATCCTTTTCTCCTATAGAAGCAGCAAACAAAGAATACTTTGTTGTGTTTGCTCTAATGAGAATTGCGTATTGTCCAGGTTGCAAATAGACTGGAGATGAGAATTTAAAGTTTGTTGCAACAGGCTTTGTATTGTCTACAACAACATTACTAGGAGACTTAACAACAGTGCTGAATGGAACGATGTAAGATGTCTGTGGTAGACCACTAACAGTTGGGCAAATCTCTATAGTAACGGGAAGTGTTGAATCCTTCTCGCTAAAGTAAAGATCCACACTCTCCAAGTAGATGCCATCTGGGTGTTCATTTGAATCCACAAGGAATGTTTGAGCAAGTGGGTCAATCCATTGATCATATTTGGTCGAGTTAAAATTCTTTCCTCTTTTAAGAGGATTGGAAACAAACTTGTTGCTGCTTGGGGTTTGTCTTCTCAATTCAGGTAATCTGATAGATGCTACATCAATCGGATTATCTTTCTTAATTCCAACAACAGAATAAATACCTTCCGCTATAGTCGTGGCATTTGCAATTACGCCATTTGAGTCGTCAATGATTCGAACACCCTTTTCACCAACCAAGAACGTACCTGGTGCTATAGTGTATTGCACATTGAGCAATGATCCATCATCTGATGTTGTGAAATATGTTGAACCAGAAACACCATTTAACGTGCATTGAGATGTAATATTAGTATTATCGAAGAAAACATAGACATTCGTCTTTGGTTTCATGTTGTAGGCACTAATGGCGATTGGCTTCTCTCTGACGTAAGGAATCACACTCTGATTTAAAATCGTGTCAGAAGCGATATTAAGATAGTTCTTATCAGTTCTGATGTCGAATGAAAGAGTATCTTTTCTATTTTGCTGTGACTCTTCAGTAAACCTAGTTACTTGATCTCTTGCACGGAATGCCTCTTGAATGCCAGTCACAGCAGACTCTTTCTTACGGGCTGTAGAGAAGAACTTATTGTTTGCTTTTCTTTCAGCATCAACATCAACTGCAATTCCACTCCAATTACTTTCCCAATCTGCCCATTGAGTTCCGTGTCCCTTTGTATAAACATCATCGGGGTAGAGGTCGGCAGATATTGGTAGTTTTCTACCCATGTCACTAGAAACCCAAGCATCATTTCGTCCAGTGTCATTATTCTTTATATAAGGTCTTCTTATAGTGTCATACCAATAATCAGCATGAGGAGTTATCTTGAGTTGACCAACCCAATTAGGCAAACCAAATTGATTCACCTTTATTCTTGAACTTGCTTTTTGCTGTGCTGCAACTGGAGTTGCATGTTGTGTATATGAAGCACAGAAGATGTTGTCTATTGTGGTCGTTGTGCCAGCAACAACGCCTGTGTATTCAAACTTGAAAGCATCTGATATGAATGCTGGACGAAGTTCTCCGTGTTCGAAGTCAACAGAGCATCTGTAGTCTTCGTTCATCACATCACCGATGGAATGTCCCTCAAATGCATCAACCAAAATTGCTCTCTTGATTCCTTCGTTTCCATTTGAGAGAGTTAAATCTGTACTAGCAATGCTTGCTTCAAGATCTGAAAGGACAGCAAATTGCTCAAGATTGTCGATTCGATCAGAAAGATCATTTATATCTTTCATTGTAAATCGATCAACACCAGCACCTTCTCCCTTGATGTCTGCTGCGTTGAACGTGTATGCAGGAACACTGATTGAATAAAGTGTCATGGCATCACGGAGATCTTCTGGTGCAACTGGTGACTCGTTTGCAGAACCAGGTATTCTGAATACTGTTGTATCATCACCATCTGCCGCTATGTTGCGGGAGATTGCTATCTTATCGATGCGGGGGAGATATGCTTCGTGGTCATTGCGAATGCTGTTTTGCATGGTGTGTACACCACCAACATGTTTGACAGCAACACGATTATCTGCTAATGGAGCATTTGTTCCAGAAACAAATGTACCAGGTACACCAGTCGGGTATCTAACTGTAACATATCCCTCAATCACTAGATTGTGTCTGAAGTCAACCATATTTGCCAACTGATAGGCTTTGCCTGATGTTGGGCTAATATAGGTTGGTATATTTTCATACGAAATACCCGCGTAGGAATTAGCAACAAATGGACCGCTTCCAGAGTGTTTAAAGTATTTGTACGTTACCGTGAAATTAAAGGTGGTTCCTGCCTTATACAGATACAAGTATTCTGGCTTCACATACAGAACGCCCCAACTATAAAAAGAATCTTGTTGACCTGTATGGAAACGGAACCTATTAGTAATATCCAATCCTGTGGAATCAACTATACTCTGAATTGAATTAACGTCTGTATTTGTAAGTCTAAAGAGTATTTGACTTGGATTTCCACTGTCATCAGATATGATGAGCCGTTGCCAAGCGTTGTTGTTGACACGATTACTACCATCAGTACTTGGTATAAATGTGTCTACTGCGTCTGTTAGTGTTTTTGTCCTTATAGCAGAAAGATTTTGACCTTCTTGTGTCTCATACTTTGTCTTTCCAACAAGCCAATATTGCCCAGCAGTAAGACCACTTGCAGATATTCTTACTCTATCACCATCAGCAGAAATCACACCAGTCACTCTTAGTGTTCCTGGTGGTAGTTCTGTCGTTGGTAACACAACCCTATACATCAATCCAGAGGCGTTATTTAAAAGGTAATAACCATCAGCAGCATCTATTGAAACAGGACTACCATTAGGAACTTCGCCCGTGGAGGTACACCAGTTGTAGTCAGATCCCAAATTCAATAATACATCTTTACTTCGTGTACCATCAGCCCATGAGAATGATATTGATGCTTCTCTAATGTATTCAAGGCTATCAACAGTCTTGATCATTGTTGTTGATGCATTTGAATTGAGTGGATAGAGCAATGTACGTTGATTAGGTGCTGTAACGACGGGAACTGCGGTTCCCTGTTCCACTGTTATATTTGACAACAACTTAGTAGAAACAAAAGTCTTTCTATTAACATAGTAGAGATTTAGCGGATATCCATTTGTTGCTGTTAATCCTTTTGGGCTATAGTGTGATATACGAGCGACAAATGGAATGGGTGAATTATTATTATTAGAGGAATATGTTGTGCTAGAAACTATAGGTTCTGCTGAAACTAGCCATGTAGTAAACGCCAATTTCTCTGCATTGTTCACAAATCCACCCGTACCGAATTCACCAACGGTTAATGCTGCTGTCGCCCCGTATATTTCATACTGAACTGTGTAATCATCCACTCCAGTATTTTGTAGGGGTACAGTCAGATTACAGGTATTGTCATAGTTTCCACGAATGTAGTTACCATAAAAATTGTTAGTTCTAATGTTCGTGAAATCGGCTGTAGTTCTTGCTTTTGGTATTTCAATGATGTCTTTAAATCGACTCTCATACTCATAGCCATAGACGTATGCCTTGCCAGCACTTATTTCTGCGTAAGCAAATGTATCTCCACCTTCTTTGAACGTGATATCGAAGTTGGATGAAACATAGTTGCCACTCTCTTCATACGTTCGTTTCGCAAACAAATCCATGATGTCAGAGTATTGCGTATAGTCATATTTCTTAACAACAGTTCCACCGATGTAATTTACAAGACTTATGAAATTTTCTGATGGGCTGTCAGTAAAAGAAAGAACGAGATCGATTTTATATCGGTGTGCGCCAGGAGCATTGTAGTTGTAACTTCCGTTGGCGGGATCCTTGATTGTGTAGTCATCTTTCTCTGTAACTATTGTGTTTCTTACATCAAATCCCATCACACCAGTTGGGGTCGAGAAGTCACGAATAAAATTCGTAACTTGATATGCTGGTTCCAACTGATTGTCGGTTTTAACAAAAGAACCATTGATGTAGTAGATACCACTGCCAACAGATACAACTTTAGATTTGCCGCCATGCGGGACTATAGAACTTGATGGTGCAACAGTTACTACTGATGCAGGGGTTGCATCTGTTGTGAGGGTGCTATCAGCAGTGAATGTAACACCCGAAAGGTATGAAACAATAGCGACAGCATAGGGGTCTGAATCGCTATATGTTGCAAGAAAATCTAAAACCTTTGCCTTTGCTACAACATTGCCGCTACCATCAACTTGAATGAGGTTGTTGCCAACGATATCTTCTGCGGTTAGAGTTGCAGATGGGCTTGCTACTGTTGATGGCAATAAACGAACAAAATCTAATGTTTGGGTGGAAATTTCACCGCCAATTATGCGGCTTCCATCCTTGAAAATATGATTTCCGAATCGTTCAATTTGATTTTGTAAAATAGTCTGTAGTTGCGTCAGTTCTCTAGACTGTACCGCATATCCAGGACGGAAAAGCATCCGCAAGAACTTCTTGTCCTCATTGAAATCATCGTAATATGGACTTGTGTTGAAAAGTTCTGAATCGTAAGAAGACATCTGCTATTGCTCCTAGAACCCAATCAAGATTTTGAATTGTTCCATTTGTTCTATATTTCTTTGAACTGGTCGTATATTTTCTATGTATAACAAATCTCCAGAACCTATATCAAGTTCGGGATTGCTTATCGCATTGATGGATACTGTAGTAAGGCTTGTGTCTGCGGTTGTTCCATATGGAGTAAATGTCAGTTGGTCTGATGAATTGAATGTTCCCTTTACATTGCAAAGTTGTGCAATGCCAGTAAAACCAACGCCACCAGCCACAGTGAAATCAATAATATCAGCAGTCACCTTTTTCAAGGTAGTGGAATCTACTTGTGATAAAGTTCCATCAAATGCATTTGATCCTGCGATTATGCCATCTGTAAATGCACTTGAGTTTACAAGAGTTAGTCTTGTGGCAAGTCTATACTCTCCAAGATTCTCAATCACTCTTGGAGCAAATGCTGTTGATGCAAACCTACCGAAAATTTCATCGTTGCCGAATGTCAATCCGACAGTTCCACTGGTAGAACCAAAATTCATTTGACCAAATTGTTCACCAAACTCTTCATCTAAGTCTACGATATTTGCTCCGCTTAAAGTATAACCACCAGAGAAGGTTAAAGTCTTGCCAGAGACAAACGATCCAAAGGTAGTGTCAATCACGACACTTCGATTGTAATGGTCATACGATGTGATAACACCCGATGCAGAAAGCGTAAGACCAACTACATTTACATACTGATTTGCTGTATCTCCAGTTGCAAATGCTGCCGAGAATCCACTTGTATAGTGAATTCTAACTTTGGTCGAAGCATCTTCCGAAAGTCTGAAATTACCAACTAGATCAGTCAAGAATATTTTATGGAATCTAGTACCGGGAACTGTTTGTGAGTCCACAATACGAGCCGATGCCTTGGTTTCTTTGCCCAAGATGTGATTGCCCACGACAAACGTATCGGCAAAGTATAGTTCGTCCTTGTATGGTGGTCGCTTTACAAGTGCTTCTACAACTTTATCCTCGTTTGAACCAGCCAAAGTCAATCCACCATAAAGGTATGGATTTTTGATGAGTCCAAATTGGCGATATTCATTGCGTGTTGAGAGTTTGTTCCCCTCTGTTCCTTCAAGTTCAACAACCAACATTACGTCCGATGCACCAAGTTCTTTTACGGCATTGTATCCGTGTCCCTTTGGTGTAGAGAGATTTGTTGTTATGGAGTTGTTTAGTAACTGAACTTGAGATCCTATGGTCACACTTCCGCTCTCAGTTGTGACTCTTGGTTTAGCATATGAATAATTTTTACCAGAATTTACTACCGACAACGAAGTAATTTTTTGATTTACCGATGTGGTTGGAATGACAACGGCGTTTTCACCATCCCCATCAACAACAACATTTGGAACTATTTTAAATGTGCTTTGGTTGGTTATATCTCTGTTTAGTGAAGGATATACGTTTGCGTAGTAGTAACTAACACCAGATCCACCCTTTACGAAATTCAATATTCTAAAATACTGACCGATACCTGGTCCACTACTAATATAGATGGCGTAGTTGTTGTAATATCCATTAGTAGGAACTCCGTCTTCGCCAACTGGAACAAAGTGAATATATGAAGACCCAGCGGCATTTACGGTGATTCCGAGATCAGAATATATTGTTCCCTTATACAAATCACTTATAGTACGATCATATTTGAATATCTTGGAGAATGTTGGACTCAACGAAGCAGTCATAGAAACAGAGTCTATTGAACCAGGCTTCGCTGTATTTTGAACCTCTCGCTGCTCCAAGTATTCACCAGATGAAACAAAAATTGGAATGTAGTCCAACGTGATGTATTCGATGTCATCTTCAGATACTGTATAGAGATACTTCCATTTATACCCATCTGCTAATGTGATCGTGTCTGATGATTTACCTGTTGGCATGATGGTAGATGCACCAACAGCACCCATACACTTATAAACATTGAAGTCTGTGGTTATGACATAGAATGACTTACCAGCCATATCAGTTGTTTCAGAATATGGTGTGTATGTAGTTCCATATGTCCATGTGATTCGCGGAACAACAAAACGCATATTCTCTGGTTGAATCCGCTTTGCATAGATCATGTTTCTAAACGAATCATATTGATTGCGCGAAGATTCTGCTACAGAAGGCGGATTTGTATCGCTCTCAACACTTGTGGTTGTTTCTGCGTTGTCTTCGTAAGGAACAGATCTGCCAACAAACAAGTAGTAGTTGTTGCTGTTCGCAATAGAAGATCTGATTAGATCTATCAAGTCAGTTTTCAACAAGGTTTTGAGAGCGTTGTTTGCCATATTAGAAATTCGGTGATACTAGGGTTGAACTTTCGATTAGACCATACTCATTATTTGCACCCGTTGTGCCAAGATACGGGGTTCCTGTTGGATTTGAGTGGAAGTGATATCCAATAGGCATCTTAAAGAATGGTTTCAAGCAAACTGCTCCGAATGAAGCACCAACACCAGTTCCACCCTGCCACATGTTGGTGAGTCCAACTATTCCTCTGATATTTGGGTGATGATAAATTCCCCAATAAGAATAACTGAACCCCTGTGCTTCTATGTATCCCTCAACTCCAAGGCTGCTACCAAGTGGTCTGCCTTGTGGGTTGTGAGTAAAGCCGCCCGTTTCAGGAACAATACCATGACCGAATCGAATCATTTGTATGGTTGCAGTATTTCCACTACCACCAATAAGAGTGAGTGTCGATCCTTCAACAAATCCACCACCTGTTATAGAACCGAGATCAAGGAGATTGAAGTCTATTGTCTTGAGAAGCAACGCACCTTGAGTTGGACCCATGTAGGCGAACTCAAATACATTTGCGCTGATGATATTCCCATTTGAACCAGATGCTGCGATAGAACCGAAAGTCATTCCAGCAGTAAATGTAAATCCTACTGGCGTGATTATTAGTTTTCCGCCACTTGAGCCATAGTTCTGATATGAGTTGAACGTATTACCGCGAGGATTGAAGCCGCTTGTATAAAGGTAGTACAAGTCCGCAGTTGTTCCCATTCTATATGGCGTATAATGCCCAATGTATGGAATTTCATATCGCTGAAACTCTGAGTGGAAAGGCAACGAATCAACCAAATTACGTTTGATCAAAACCTCACCAAACATCTTAAATCCAGCGGGGTGGATTAGTTTCTTGTATGTTTCTCTGTAACGTGAAAATGCGATTTCGCTGCGGAGTACATAAGAGAAGTCTTGATAGTATGACCCATCAAACATTCTCTTGTTCGAACTCAACTTTCCATCATTGTTTGCATAGTAGCCAGTGTAGTTTGTCACACCACCGACCACAGGAGTCGCAGAAAACCCACTACCAGTGTTGGTTGCTACGCTAATAGAAACCTTGTTAGACTGATATCCAACCCCCGAATCTATAATTCGGAGAGTCTTGATCTCCCCCTCTTCATCCAAGAGTTCTATTGCAACGGAAAGCCCGACCCCATCTCCACTATTTCCAATCACCACATCGTCGGTCTTGGAATAGTTAGATCCGCCAGTTATAACTTCAACCGAAGAAACTACGGGATACACAGTTTCATTGAATGAACTTACTGTTGAAACGACGGCTTGATTCGGAACAAAATCTCCGACAAGATCCTTCAAGAAAAGTTCGCACACATTGTAATACTGCTTTTGGTATTGAACAACTTGTTTAACAACACCAGAGCCAATCACCTCACCACTAACAGGATCTAGTTGATAAACTTGGCTTCCTTCAACTGCATAGTTTGCAGTGCCACCCACATTTGTTGTTTTTATAGAGATTGGTTCTATCCATCGCCCCGCAGATGTTCTTAGTATGTCTTTGGTTGGATAGTAAATTTCTGCTGTTGCATTGTATAGAAGTCTAAACAAGAACTTGTAAGCCTTCTCAGTTCCCTTTGCTCCGTAGAAAGCGCGAGCATTTTTAATGAAGTTTGCTTCGCTTACTAGATTACCCGACGAATCTGTGGCTAACTGATATGGAAAGTTTTTGAGATATGTCTCTCTGAAGTCAAGAAAGAATATGCTTAGACTCTTATCAACATCCATCAAATCCATGAAACCATCAATAATACCGAATGGATTTTCGGCTCGCTCCAGCCATTCATAGTAGGTTTCTAAAAATGATCTAAAGTCTTCGTGATCGCGATTGATGAAATCGGGAACCTGATCTGCAATCAGATTGCTAGGACCAAACCTTTTGATTATTCGTGGAGACTCCTCCGACAGAGCCAATGTCTGTATCGTTGGTGCGGAGCCAGTTCCGCCGAATAACAGTGGTAATGATGCCATTAGTAGTTTCCAGTAGCAGAATCAAGGAAATTGACTGTTATTGCGGTTTGGGAGTTCGTATCAACCTGAAGAACTTGGTTTCTCTTCGGGATGATGTCAAATCGTTGATCTGGTACCACCCCGAAAACAATGTAAGGTAATGTGCCAGTTCCGATTGGAAGGAAGCCTCGTAGATTTACTTTGCCTGTTTGATAATCTATAGTTCCTAGTTTGCTCTTTATGACAACCTTTTCAGAACCTCGCATAGAGTACAGAGTCAGTTCGCCAGCACCATCATCTTCGATAAAGCAGTCTTTGATCTCATTGTTTGAGTCCCTGTGCTTGAAGATAGAAGTTTTTACGATGCTTTGTTCATATCCCTCGTAAGGATGGTTTAGAGCAATATCAAAATTAAGCGTGTAGTTTCCAGCGAATGATATTGATGGGATTATCTTCTTATACAACGAAGTTGATATTCTATTGCTCATTATGCTATTGCTGGCAAGATCGATATATCTCGACAACACAGAGTAGCGGAAAGGAGCATTAAACTTACCAAGATATAAACTAAAGTAGTTTCGTATCGCTGCCATAGCAGCATCTTTGATAGTTGATTCAGAAACAAATGACCGTCTAGAATCGTAGGTAACGAAACATGTAACATTGACGAATGTGTAATCGGGATCGACTATTTCTGGTGTGATCGAAACGGTCTTCTTCTTCTCAAGAATATCTCGCTTGATCGCTTCTTTCTGAGCATCACTCAACAGTGTGGTGTTCTTCGGCAAAATTGAAATGAAAACTTTTCCGTATATCGGTGGGTCGTTTTGATCCCCACCCCAAACACGCGCAGAGTCCGCTCCTGCATATTCTCGTAAAATGATTGCTTCATAGTCATCAACGGTCACAGCACGATTTTGTGCTTGGTAAAACTTTGGAGCGGTATATCTGATCTTTTCTTCTGTCTCGCGCTCCCCACCACCATACGATGGAGTTATTGTGGCTACCTCTGCACTAAAATCATTTCCACCGATTCCTTCGAACGTAAACGCGGGTGACTCTTCAGTTTCACCTTTACCAATGTCGTTCGCGAGCAAGCCATCAGTTTCAAAATAAAGAATACTGATAAAGTTTCCATCAGTTGGCTTTTGACCAAGAATTCCATCACCAAAACTTATTTCGTAGTTTCCACGATAGTTTTCATTAATGAAGAAGACTTTGCTGTCTGAAGCAATGTCTAGAAAGTCCGCACTTTCCTTCCAAGTTATGTCCATGTTGGTCAAGTCCGACTGCGAAGACATGACGTATATCTTGGTGAGATCCTTGTCTATGTTCTTTGATGGTATTTCAAATTTCGTTGTATTGCTGTTTGCGTTGTATACAAACGAAGCAGAACGATAGACACCTTGCCGAATCTCGACGTTTTTTGCTGTATACGGAACTGTAGACTTGTCTATTGTAAAAACATCAGTTGTGGTGAATGTATAGTTCTCCCCATCTTTAGATGAGAAGAATCTAATTCCTTGTGGGATACTAGAAGGAACTCCGCTGGTTGTTCCAAAAGTAACATCAACAACAGCCGTCGCAGCATTCCTTGAGTTTGGAACATACCCCAAATTCTTTGCGAGTGATACTATAGAACGTCGAAGAACTGCTGAATCGATGAAAGACTCTGCTGCAAGCATGTTTGCATAGAGAGCCATGTAGTGTGTGTTGTAGGCAAGAAGATCTAAAAGGATATTTGTTCCCGAGCCTTCATAATCGAAGTCGCTGAACTCATTTGTACCCGAAAGAAACGTCTTCAGGTTTTCCTTGATTCCGTCAAAATCAAGATCTGTTACTGGTGTGGTTAATGCACGATTTGGCATTTTACCTTAGCCTTTCTATTGTTACAAAAACCTTTGAGTTTTCTCTCGTATTCAACAACATGAAAGATATCGTTACTTCGAATGTGTTCGTATCTTCGTTGAATATGACGACAACGTCATTTATTTTTGCTCTTGGTTCGTATCGATTCAAAATATCTATGATGTTTGATCGAACCATTACAGCAGTCATTGGAGTCGCTGGTTCAAACAACAATCTAGTAAGCCTTGCGTCTATTTGAGGCTTGAATGGCTTGTCGTATTTGTTCATCATGACAAGATTACGAATCGCTCGCTTAACTGCCTCTGCATCTGTCTTCTGTGGGACATCAGATGTCATTGGGTGTGGAGCAAAGTCTAGATCTAGATCTTTGAAAAGGTTTTTTCGTATCTTATTCATCTATAGTCTTTGGCTGAGTTCAGCAGGAATGAGATTTGGTCGCGGGTATATTCAAACTCTGTTTTGGTTGCAGTTTCATCTACATTATCCAGAGTTCCCAAATCACACCATTCAATTGTTATGTATCCATAAACCACCAAACTATCATTACAAAAAAGTGGGAGAATGGAGAAAGCGATGGTGTCGTGCAACTCGTAGAACTTTTTGGTGTTCGACTCAAACAAGCCGCTTGTCATTCTGATATGAGAATCGTTGTCTCTGAGTTGTTGAATGATCTCAACGAACCGACTCACCAAAACATCCTGCCTAAACTGCATAGTGGATGGTGTTTTAGGATCGCATGATTGATGGGATATACTCATTCTTCGCATACAAGAGCCGTCAGCAAACTTACCACCATTGTGAAATTGGGTAAGTGAGGTTCTTGATGCCTTGCTTTTCATACGCAGTTCACCCAACATATCGGATATCCGCATGTTGACGTGATTGAATGTCTCTTCTCTTCTTGCGGCTGTTCTTTTCTTAAAGTACCTAATAATAGGTTTTAATGCGATAATCGCTGTTATAAGAGCGGTCAATGATCCCAAAACAGCACCAAGAACCTCAACCCAACTAAGTATTGAATCTGTACCCATATCTTTCTCCAAAGTGTGAAATATTTATCAACTACAAAATGATAAGATAATCACCATCAATCATCAGACTGATCTATTCTTTAGACTTGGGATAAGACTCAAAAAGTCCACTGGGGATCCCTCAACTGCCACCCCATTTTCTGCTGCCAAAGATGACAACTGACTACTTGCACCTGGCTGCGTTATTAGATTTGTTATAAGTTGACCACCATAGCAAGGATCTGTCAATATGCTTGAGATTAGACCGTTCGCCAAAGCATAATCGGCTAGGATGAGAGCAGCAGCGGCATAGGTTGCTTTGTCTGCATTTTCAAACCCTTGCATAGTTGTTGTAAGTTCGCTTATGTTTGTGGACAACTGTCCGAGTTGGGAAAACAACGCACCGAGTTCTTGTGTATTCACGCCTTGGCTTAGACCTAGTTGATACCCAACCTCACCTAAAAGCCGACCAATCTCATAAGTGTTTGCGGCGAAATTATCAAAGAAAGGACCGACAATTCGTGGATCTAAAGAAGAGAACCCCTGTGTGAAATTGTCTTGCAAAGTCTCTCCAGGATCTTTCAAAACTTCCTTCATGGAGTTGTAAGCAGACATCACACCAATGATTTGATCAAGTGTGTACGCAGGATCATCCCGTAATACGCCACTTAATCTATTTGTGTGTTGTTGAAATCTCTGAAGTTGGGTATTCAGAGTTTTTAAGTTATCATTCAATTCCGCAAGATCTTGGGTCGCTGCGCTAAGTCCTGCAATTTGTCCAATTAACCCATCAAGTTCTGGACCGAGAATATCAAAAACTTGTGTAAGAGGATTTCTCAATAAGTTTCCTGCCATAAAGTCGTTTATGAACTTTTTGGCACCTGGTGGGATTAGACCAGCAACAACGCTGCAATTTGCAGCACTGAAAATACTTACACCCGTTTGAACCGAACTAAACGAACTCATTTAACCAACCTCCACATCGCTATGGGATAAAAGAACATGATTACAAGATGCAACATCACCAGTTCTACACACACCAAAATCCTCAACAAGGACTGACGTAAATGACGTGACCATTTTTGCTTTTTCGTGTTCATCTTCGTCGTGGGATGAAACCAAACTACCAAATCTTGCCACAGGCATATCGTTTACAAGCACAGAGTATGTCCCTGTCAATACGACACCTCCACCGACATAACTTCTACCAACTAATCCGACGTTTGGCATTAGAACTCTCCCCCATCCAATCTAGTTATGTTGAACCCTGCAAGTAGTTCAAAACCAGATTCGTAGAAATATGGAGGAATACCCCGAGTTTGTTTTTTGCAGATATAAGTGAATCCGTCATCAATGTAATAAACCACATCACCCACATTGTAGGTTGTGGTTAGATCGAATGTGCCTTTCCAAACTATTTGCATCTATCAAACTCCCCCAAATGGATTTGGATAAACGCCAGGAATAATAAATGCATCACTAGCAGACTCACCTTTTCTAGAAAGGCAATTCAATTTAATACTAGTGGTCTTACCAGAAAGTGCCAAATCACTACCAATTTTAGTTTTCAGAATCACATCACCAATAGCAGACGACACAACAAATCCACCAATTCCATAAACCTCATGGACACAGTTTCCCATGACCTTGGTGTATTTGTTGCCTATTATTGTTTCGCGGTAATCGCCAAGAACAGAAACATCCCATGTTCCATATACGATAGCCCTAACATCTTTTAGTGCTTGTAGATTTACGTTACCGTCAACTTGAAGATTTAGACTTCCGCCCGGAATACCACTACCAACATAAATGCTTGCATCACCATTTACAGTTATTTTTGCTGCACCATTTATCTGTACAAAATCACTTCCTGCTATCAGTTCATAGTTGTTGCCAACAATCTTGTGAACTCTCGTTCCCGATGGATTGCCTGCAAATCCATTTGCAACTTCTTCAAATGATCCACCGGGATGATATGTGTGGTGTCTTTCTTTGCCTGACGTATCATCCCACTCTTCCACCATACCAGAAGCCGTGGCAAAGACTTTGTTGTTTGGATATTGTGGGTTGTATGGAGTTTCTGGTTCGGACCAGCGTTGTGTGTCAAGAGCATCCCATGCGACGGGGACTAACTTCGTGGTTCCGTTCTTTTTTGACTCAACAATAGTCTTGTCTGTGTGTTCTCCCGTGGCAAGAAAGTTGACATCGCTATGCTTTGCATCAACATATTCTTGAGTGGGATATGTTCCTGATGGATCGTTGAACCCAACCTTCTTATCTGATATTTCTTGTGGTATGCCACCAACGGAAAACATCACAATCGGTTGTTGTGCATTGATTCCATCTCTGAAAAATCCAAACACATGGGTTCCCGTCAAAAGTCCAGTTGGAGATTTTCCAACTCCACTTATCGACGCGCTAGTGATGTCTAGCAGTGGATGCGCCCAAGGCAGATCTTCCGTTGGAAGATTTTTCTTGTTTTCGGGATGATATCCGAAGATGCGAACACGAACTCTACCGAGTTTTAATGGGTCATTTGTGTCTTCAACGACACCAAACCACCAAACAAATCCAGTCTGACCCATTATGTTCATCTATCATCGGTTCCTTTCAGAAGTACCGAAGTTTTCATTGCCCCATCTCTCCCAATCAAGGAGTTCTTCCTTGGTGTAAGGCAACTTCCACAACTTTTCTTCCGTTTCTCTTGGCGTAATTACCTTCTTTTCGGTTTCTTCCATAATCTAACTCCATTCTCAATACTATTACTCAAAAGCGTCGGGGATTCCCTTAATCAACGAATCCTTAGCCAACTCCAACGTGGTGTTGTATCCGACTTCTCTATTTATCATGTGCTTCATAGAGACGATGATGTATTTGCCACTCAAAAACATGTCTTCCCAATCCTTTTCATTGGCGTCGAGGAATCCTATTTTCGGTATCTCAAAATCAATGACATCCAACAAACGGAGTGTGGAGTTTCCATTTACAAGCAACGACAACTTAATCGTGTTGAACTGCCGAAGCACACTTGCCCTCTCACGAAAGTAATCTTGTGGGGCATCGTTATCGAATATTGAGTTCACCCTGTTGGTTTGAACTGGTAAGTAATTAACGAAACCAAGTTTTGCATTGGTGAGTTCTGTGTCGGCAGAAGATATAAGTTTGTAATCGTTTAGGTGATATGACCTATCAAACGAGTTGTGATAATCATATTCATAGTAAGACATCTTTTTAGTTGTGATGTCATGCGTCATCAGATATCCCGAATACATCCCCGTCTTATATTCCATCAATCTATCAAAATACGAAGACACATTGTAATCTTGTACCTTTTCGAGAAATCGATTTATGTTGGAAATATTTACAGGGTTGTTTGGTTCGTATCGATATGTCATCACAGGCGGTTGAGTGGATCTTCCAACCATGTTGGCAAAATGAAATCCATCAACGTCCTCATAGAAGACAAAGCATGATGGACCTCTACCATTTGACGGACCTGGAGTAAAGGCTCTCTGCGCTAACCAGTTGATTGAGTAGATTGGTGACCAGTATGGGAATATAAACTGAAAAGGCTTGTTGTTGGTTTCATCGATGTTGATGCTAATAGAGCCTTTAAAGTTTTCATCGAATATTTCTTTGGCTATTTTACCTATCGATCCTTTTTTAGAACACGATATCTTCCTCTTACTGTTGTCATATTGAACCTCTGAAATAAACTGCATCTTATAGACTTCAGACTTTTCATTGGTGGTTCTTGATTGTCCGACAACAGCAAAAACTCTACCTGTTATGTTAACGGGTTCCTTTGCACCTTTTGTTCGGTATGATAGTTGGATTATTTCATTGCCTACAATCGGAACTACTTCGGAGTAGTTTAACGTATCAACTATCGTCAACTCACCAATCATCTTGGTATCGAAGATGGTTTCATAAATGACAACTTCGATAAACTGCGGTATCAAATTTATAGGCTCACCACCCTTAGCCGAGGTGATTAGCAACTTGAGCAGTTCATAATCGTTTTGCTTTGTATAAGCCTTTTCTTCTTTTGCGATATTAGGCATTTCTCAAAAAGTTCTCCACGTCTCTGTTTACATCTCTGAGATATCTACCATCAACAAGAACTATATTTCGCTTCTCATCATTTTGTGATATCTCATAGTCTCTATTTGTAACGAGTTCATTGGTGTAGTCTTCTAAGACGTAACGTCCAAGCGGGGTTGCACCAAAGGTAAAACCAAAACTTGAAGCCGACAAAAACTCACCATGAAGAGATGATGGAACTCTTGGATCAAGTATTTCACCATCCGAGTTTTCAAAGTGGTGTGCTGCATATGGTGACTCTATCACTTTTCCTATTCTGGCAACGTAATAAGTTGTAACACCCAACGCATTAGTGTTTGCACCAGCAATGTAGTCTCCTTCAGCGGGAATCCACGCGGTCTTCTGTGTGAAGTCCATCACTAGTCTGCAATACTGAGGATCGTATTCTACGACTCTTGCATTCATCAAGGAACTTTGAATAGATGGCTGTAGGCTTGCATTGGTTTGCGTGGTTGCATAGACAATGTCATTCGTTCTAAAAGAACCTTCAAAGGCTTTTGTTCCACCGACATCGGTGAGAAACAACGTGTAGCCAGGATATTTTTCGTTGACATAGTTGTCCAAAGAATTTGATGACAAAACCCAATCGTAGTATGGATTGATGAGATTATTAAGACTCATCACCACCCAATTCATATTAGAGTCTTTGTAGACACGATCTGCCAAAACTTCTAAACGATCTGTATCGTTTATAGTCACATTGATTGGGTATGCCCCCTCATCAATTACGGTTTGTTCTACCTTAAAACGAACCGTGATGTCGGACATCTCACGATAGCCATATGGAGTGATGTAATTTACTCTTGGTAGTTTATCGTACATTTTAGTATCCGTGTACTATGTGTTCGTTCGTCAACTGTTCCATTTCTTGGAATCCAAGTTCAAGACGAATGAATGCTGGCTTTGAATCGGTGAAGGTCTTAAAATCACCAGCAGCAGCATAATCCACATTTATTGATTGGAGTGCTAGTCTTGGTAGTTTTGGTAGGTTGTCGTTTATCACAATCATGCCGCTTGGTTCTTCGATTGTAAAAAACGACATCTCAAACTCCGCTGGAAATGTGAAGAAGTGTCCACCACCACCCTGAAGACCGGGATAAGCATGATATCGAAGCATTCGTATGATATTGAGAACAGTCTCCGCTTCCTTTTCATTTCGTGGGGCGAAATCAAAGGTGAAGTTGTGGCTACGAGTTCCGACATCACGGAACATCATTTCCCTTCTAGGATTCTGAACTGTTCTTTGTTGTGCTGCTCGTATAGCACCCGCATTGACTTCCTGTAAACCTTCATTAATAGCGTTGCCGACTGCTGGTACCGTAGAAGCAAACTGTCCTATGGAACCTATGGTGTCCGCAATTCCTTTTCGCGCAACCTTCTCAAGTGCAGCAGACACAGCACCGCGTTTTCCTGTGAGAGCATCTAATACCATTTTAGATGTTCCCATTTCTTCTTCAGAATAGATCAACTGATCATTCACGGAAAACTTTTGTGGCATGTAAAGGCATATGGTGTCTTTAGACTTCACGTTTGCATTATTGAACCGTCTATTTGCTAAGAGAATATTCTGCTCTTCGCGCGGACGATTGACTGCTCTACCCGAAGCACCTCTACGATTATAGTTTCTTGGATTTTTGTTTGCTTCTGCAAGGTTGTCTCTTATCGATGCTTGTCCGTAACTAGCAAAAAAATCTACACTGTTTACAAAAGCATCTTTTGCTGCATTATAAGTGGATTCTATTACACCAGCATCACCAGCACCTTGAAGCAATCCTTCCAACGCACCAATATTTTCATCTGATGTTAGTCCAGAAGATCGCAAACCTTCTGATGAGAAAATTGCTTTGGAATACCTATCTGCTTGTGCTTGTGAGTAGCCAGCCCGTATGAGGGTATTGTAAGTTTCTGTTTCGTTATCTCCAATCAACCAGCCCTGTCGAGCCTCACCAGCAAACTGATTTCCGCCTTTAGCCAAAATGGAACTTGTTACTTGATTGTATTCTCTAGTTGAGAGACGAACCTCATCAGATGTTCCTTGATAAATATTAAGTGTGATGAAGTGTCTAAATCTTCGATTCTTACCCAACTCTTGTGGGTATACGAGAAATGATGGGATTCCAAGTATTGCGTTTTGTTGGTCTGGATCTATTTGAATGCGACCATTTTCGTCGGCTCCACCAAACTCAGAACCCATGTTTCCTTGTGATGATGTTGCATTGATGAGTTCTTCTAATGATCGATCACCAGGACGGTAATATGATGTCTTTTCTTTGGAGCGCGAGTTACCACCAGCCGCACCGAGTATGGGATACTCAAGTTGGTTTGGAATCGTTTGATTTTCTGTGTAATATAACTTCTCTATGTTCTTTCGTTCAGGCATATGGTTAACCGAGAAAACAAGTTCCTACAGGGCGTATTCAGTCCAAAGAACCCCAAGAAGTATAGGGGTGATCCCACAAAGATTATGTATAGGAGTTCGTGGGAGAGAAAGTTTATGGACTATTGCGATTTGAAGGAATCCATCGTTGAATGGTCGAGCGAATCAACAATCATTCCATACCACTACGACCTCGACGGAAAGACCCATCGATATTTCATAGACTTCAAGATTGTCGTGCGAGAGAAGAACGACATTCTACAAACGTATCTGGTTGAGATAAAACCAAAGAAACAAACTCAGCCACCAAAGCAGCCGAAGAGAAAAACCAAAACTTACATGTATGAGTCTTTTCAGTACGTCAAAAACCAAAATAAGTGGGATGCTGCAAAAAAGTATGCAGAAGTCAGAGGGTGGAAGTTCATTGTCTTGACTGAAACAGATCTTGGAATCAAAAACTAATGCAAAATCAAAACGAGCCAATGACCCTCAAAGTAATCTTTGAGCAACTTC